CTTCGATACAGAACTCTGTATCTACAAGTCTGAGAGAAAATATAGGATTCCCAGACCATATTAAGAGGATACTAGATTTCTATAAAGTCCATAAGTAATGGGTACAGCTAACTTAGGTAAAGCCGCTCAAGACATAATAGACTTTTATAAAAAAGAAGCAGAAAAAGAAGGCGGAATACAAAAAGGAAGAAAAAGCCTTGAAAGAGTAGACGGACAAATATTAGTTATAACTAAAAAGAGTTTTGTTAAAGGTTTATCAAATTTTGAAAAATCAGTAAATGGAGGTAAAGTTTTTAGTACTCCTTCTGAGTTTTCTAAATTATGGAATGAGTCAAAAGTAGAAATAAAAAAGTTTTTACCTAAAATTAAAGACGCCGAACTATTAACAGCTGTAAAAGTAGATATACAAGAACTTAGGTTAGGAAAAATAAAATCTGGAAAACTTAGTATAAAAATTGACTTTAGTACTGACTTAGTAGAACCAGTAGGTAAATATTCAGGTGCTACAGGATTAAAGAAAGGTAATAGAGGTTTTAATAAATTTTTAGATGATTACTATGACAAAGTCTTAAAAGAAAAAGATATAAGACAAGATGGAGTTTCAGGTCTTAGCACGAAAAAAAGAGAAAGAGCAGGCGGCTTTTGGGATGTAGGACACGGAGATTTTGGAGTTTCAACAGGAGCGGCAGATCTTATAAGAGCAAGACAAGGCGCTGATGTTAGCAAGTTAACTCACGATGAAACATTACTACTAGATGAAATTATAGCAACTCTTGAATCAAAGTTAGAAATAAAAGTTGACCATGATTTTTTCTGTGATGAAAACGGAACATATAAAAACTCTTATACTCCGATAATCTCTTTCCAAGATAGAACAGAAAATAAACAAGAAGGGCAAGAAGTAGAAAGAGCAGCAATAGCTGCCGCAAAAGCAAGACTATTAGAAATTGCAACAGATCCTTTTGCAGCAGGCTCTCCTTCTCAAATTGAAGTGTATGAAAAAGCTTTACAGTTATACTTTTTTAATAGATTTAAAGGAAATAAAAGAGTTAGAGTTAATTTTAAAGGTAAAAACACAAAATTAACAGATAAAGGATCTAAGAAACGAGGAACGTTTCAACTAAAAAGAAAAAGAAAAATTGGTATAGCAAGTGCAGGAATTTTCCAAAAAACAGCACTAGAACAAGTAGTACGAAATAAAGGTAAAAAAGAAAAAAACCTTGGAACAAAACCAGGAATAGACGCAGCAAAATTACTTGGACAACTAAATAAAGATTTAGGACAACAAGTAGAAAGAAATATGGGACGACCCGCCTTAAGAAGTGATACAGGTAGGTTTGCAAATTCAGCACAAGTAATTACAGCTATACCCAGTGCAAGTTTAACTTATATAGACTATACCTACCAAAAAGATCCTTATCAAGTATTTGAAGGTGGAGGCGGATACCCAAGTGCTTTTGACCCAAGAAAGGTCATAGAGAAAAGTATAAGAGAGTTGGCAACGAGACAACTAGAAACAAAATTCGTACTTAGGAGAGTATAATGGTAGCAAGAACAAAACGAAAAAAAGTAGTAGAAGCTATCGTTGAAAAGTTAAAGTTAATAGACGGAAATCACCCTTACAATAAAAATGTATTTGATAATGTAAAAGGAAAAATGATATTTTTGGATGAAATACAACAATATCCAAAAGTTTGTGTAGTCGCAGGTAATGAAACAAGAGAGTATCAACCTGGCGCGTTTAAGTGGAGATTTTTAAATATAGGAATACGAGCATACGTTAAAAACGAAGAAGATGCTCAAGAAGAATTGGCATTATTGTTAGAAGACATCGAAAGAGTCATAGACGACAATGATACCTTAGTGTACGATGATACGGTCAGTCCACATCTTAGTTTAACTGAGATGGTTATTGATTCAATAACTACCGATGAAGGAGTAATTGCTCCTTTAGGTATAGGAGAGATCGCAATCACTGTACGATATTAGGAAACAGGTAAGGCACATAAAAATGTAGCCGCACCCCTTTCCATTATAAAACGGAGAAAGCAAAATGGCTTTAAATTTATCGAGAAATACCAAGGTATTTGTCAGCTCTGTGAATGGAGTGCACACAGCAGGTGGTTGCCCAGTAGCTTTTGATACAATTACAGGAGGTAGCGGACACGCTGTCGGTGATATTATCACATGTAATGATCAAGTAAAAGTTATTGTAAAGGCAGTTAATTCTGGAGCAGTTACAGAAGTATACGTTCCAAATAACTTCCGTGGACATGCATTAGCAGATAATGCTGATTGTACACAATCCGCAACAACTGGAAGTGGAACTGGCTTTGTAATAAAAGTAGCAGGTGTTACAGGCACAACAACAACAGATAACTCAAGAGCGGGTCTAGGACTGTTTAAAGGTAATGGCGCAGATGCTAATACTTTTAGAATCGGTGTACTAGACGGGTATAGTTTTTCACAAGGAAGTGAATCTACAGATGTTACAATCAACGAAGCAGGTGCTACACCAAATCGTGGATCAAAACGTTTTAATGATTCTCTACCACCCGCAGAATGGTCTTTCGGAACTTATGTAAGACCTTTCAAACATGGTACTAACAGTTGGAGAACAAGTGGTGATCATGACATGGTTGAAAATATCTTATGGGCCTCTATGGCAGGTAAAGATATCGCAGAAGGAGCCTTAACTGGTACTTCAGCATCAGCTATTACTATTGATGGAACAGATGCAGATGTATCTTTTGCAAGATCAGAGCATCATGAATTATTGAAACTTTCAATATTCTTTGTTCTTGAAAACACAACTTATAGGCTAAACGAAGCCCAAGTAAACCAGTGTGAAATTGACTTTTCTATTGATGGAATTGCTCAATTAACATGGTCTGGAAATGCTACAACTATTGACCAAGTATCAACAGTACTAGAAGATCCTTCTAAGTATGGTACTTTCAATACAAGTGGAGTATTAGACGCAGCAGGTGGTTCAACAGCTACTTATGTAGAAGGGTATAGCTATGCTGACTGTGTAGGACCAGACGATGCTGATTATTTAAGAAACAAATTGTCAACATTAACTCTATCTTGTGCAGCACAAGGCGGCGGAGCATCTTCTAATGGATTAGATGCAACAACATATGATATCAATATTACTGGTGGTTCAATTACTATCGCTAATAATGTTACTTATGTAACGCCAGAAACTTTAGGTCTTGTGGATAAACCGATTGGTTCTTTCACAGGTGCTAGACAAATTACTGGTTCTTTAACTTGTTATTTGGATACAAAAACAGATGGTTCAAACCAATTACTTACTGACTTAGCAGGAGCTACTGACCTTGTAAGTAACTCATTTGATATGAGTTTATTTATGGGTGGAGCATCTTCAGCTACTCCAGTAGTAGAGTTTGATATACCAAAAGCACATTTAACTGTGCCAACAATCGAAACTGCGGATCTGATTTCTACAACTGTAGAATTCTCAGCTCATGGAACTGACCTATTAACAGGTGATGAAATGACTGTGAAATATAAGGGTTCTACAACTCACTCAGATTCACAATACGCAACTAACCATAGTTTAGGCGTATAACAATGACAGCGTACAACTTTCTTAAAGAAAGTAATGTACACCTCGTATACGGAGGGAGTCGTTACTTATTAAAAACGACTCCCAACGTATCGTTCTCCCAGACATTTGCGGAAGATGCATACGAAGTAAAGACTTTGCACGATCAAACAAAAATGTTTCAGGGAACAAGCGTAACAAAAGCTAATCCTGCGGATTTTAGTTTTACAGTTCATCTAACAACTGAAAAAGATGAAACAATTGTAAAAAGTCTATTGACAGATTACGATGCAACAGAAGGACAGACAAGAGTTAATTCTTTTGACCTTTATATCGTAACTGGAGAAAGCACTTTTAAATTAAATGAATGTGTCATGGTAAATGGCGATTTTAATTTAGCTAAAGGTTCAGCTCTAACTTTAACTGTCTCAGGACAGGCACAAAAGTTAGAAAGAGTAGGAGACGAAAGCTATTCACTCCCAGGTTCACTGGTGAGTACCAGTTCTACAAGAACTCCCACCTTATCGCTTATTGATGTGGAAGTTGGCGGATCAGATGTTTCAAACATTATATCTGCTACACTAAGTGTTCAAAATGAAATTGAATGGACACCATATGAAACATTACAAAGCAGTCTTTCAGTTACTAGTGCTTCAAATGCAATGTATCCTTCTGGGTTTACACTCGGAAGAAGAGTCGTATCTGGTAGTATAATTCAATATATTACAGATAATAATTCTAGTACAGTGCAAAGCTTTAATACGGACACAGCTGTCAGTATTAAAACAGTCGTCAA